ATCACGTACATCTCAGGGTCATTCATCATGGACATTGGTATAGTTGATTTACCCGAGCCATTACAACCTCGAATGTTAACTACCAATCTCAACTCCAGTCAATCCCCTTTCTAGCCATAATTTTTTTCGTTCTTTGCGAATCCCATTCCAATCATTCAACTCTCCAAGCATGTGCTTTGGAAATGATTCTTTGCGAATGCCAAAAATCTCATCCCATATGTATCCAAACTCAGGTAAGCTTTTTTGATATGCCTTAAGATTCTCAAGTTGTCTATCACTATGGAATCCTCCATATCTTGTACCCTTAAACAGATTTCTGAAACTACAGATTTTATTAACAACTGATACTATATCTATGCCTTGATTTGGATACATTTTTTGTACCTCAGCATAGATTTTGTAAACCAGTTTATCTAGTTTATCTTGGCTGATATCAAGCTTACCAGTTCTATCAAACTCATTGGCTTCTTCATCTTTATACATAATATTTAACAACCCTGATGTCAAATTGCTACAATTTTTCCAATCATATTCAGGTATTTCCAAACTTAGTTCCATCAGTCCAATTTTGGAGAATGCTATAAGGGCTTCCAGAAATAGGTCTATAGAAAATCTCCCCATATATTTCCAAGATTTGAGTTCATTTTCTATGTGCCTGTAGTGTTCCTTTGGAGAACCTGTACCAGCAATTCTATACAACCAGCTATCAGGCTCTTTGTAAGTCTTGTCTTGAAATTGTTCTATCAAACAAGGAAACCAATCCATATTCTTAGCATATCTACGTGCAGAACCAAACCGCATCACAGATTTATATTTATTCCAAAAGTTTATAAGATACTCTGGACTAGGGTTATAGAAGTCAAAAGCCTGAGTCAACCAAATAGCTGTGATTTCACAATAAGTTGATGAGTGATACCAAGCCAATAGGATACATTCTGATTCTGAAAACCTATGCTTTTGGGCATAAAGAGAATTAGTTATTGGGTCAATTGCAGGAGCAAAGTGTTGGTATTCAATAAATTTATTTAGTCTCCAATCTCCTCCTGTATCCCCAGGAATGTTATAAAAATCCATGATAATACCTCCTTTACATCAATGAATAACCCAATAGGGCTATTCAGATTTTGTAATTTAGGTTTCTTCCCAGTCTTCGTCGTCATCGTCTTCATCCCAGTCGTCCTCAGGTTCAGGCTGCTTCTTAGATTTCTTGGCAGGGGCTTTAGTTGATTTCTTAGGCTTCTTGGGCTGAGGCTTTTCCTCTTCTTCCTCATCATCCCAGTCTTCGTCGTCATCGTCCTCTTCAGGCTCGGGCTCGGGTTGTTTCTTAGTCTTCTTTGCTGTAGGCTTTTTCTTTGCAGACTTTTCTTCCTCAGTGTCATCCTCACCCTCATCGTCATAGTCCTCATCATCGGACTCGCCACTGGACTTTACAGGGGTATACTCATCAATTCTCGCCTTGAGCTTGCCATTGTATTCCTCGTGGTAGACTGCGATGTCACAAACTTTTCCTATGAGCTTATCAAGGTCAAGGGCAATCTTGCCGTTGCACTTTACACCCAGTGACTGAAGCAGTTGCTTGAGTTTCCAAAGTGCTTTGTCGGTGAGCACAAAGTTGTCGTAAACCTTTGCGCCCTTGCTATCACCACGGATGACCTCAAACACCATTGTGAGCATGTCGTCTCCAGCCTGAGTTGTATTCTCCTGAATCTCCACAATCTTTGCGGTGTGAACACCCTCCGAGCAGCGTGTGAATGAGTCAACGTTCGTCATGTTAAGTTTTCTGATGCGTGCCATGTTAATTTCCTCCTGTAATTATGTTAATTAATTTATCATAAGTTGGGTTGATAACCAACTTTGGGACTTTGATATTCTTGTCAATCTGGAGCTTGGTCCAATAGTATGGATTTGCTCCAATGTGTGCAGCATATTTTACAACCGTTTTTTCAATACCGTCCTTGATGACGTCTTTCTCCAATCTAGTTGTATGTATGCCAAAATTTGCCATTCCCTCCAAATAGGTTCTTGCACCCTTGGTTGTAGAGGGTCTTATGTCTGGGGTGATTTCGTCCTCCATACCCTCGATGACATCTGTAGCCTCATGACAGCTCAATATTACCCAGCAATAATCTGCCAGTTTGTGAGCAAGTCTGATAAGCTCTTCTGTCTCGGTTTTGAGGTCACCCCACATCTGCTGGGTCATCTTCTTGTTCTTTTGTACAGCATTCTCGTCAATCCAGATATTGGTCACCATTGAAAATGTATCCAAGAACACCGACTCAAAACCTGCGCCCTGTTTTTTGACCAATTCAGTCAACAAGCCCTTTGCTTCTTGAAGATTATTAATTCTCTTTGCCTTGATACCTGATTTGCCCTGTATGGTGTTTGAACCATCGTCACCAATCGGTACATACAACTGAGGCTTGGGGAACGTTGAACCAACCTCGGTCTTTCCGCTGTTTGATTTTCCGTACAAGACAACCAGTTTGTGTTGTCCAAGCTCAGAAATATCAATCAGCCCATCCAAATAGCTCATCAATTCTCATTCCTTTCGTATCTTTCATAATCCTTTTCGATGAGATACTCAACATCAGCTCCTGTGAGTTCAGCATAACATATAGGTTGGTAGCTACACCAAGAACAATCTCTGGTGATATTCTTGGTCTTGTTCTTATGACCCTGAATCGCAATTTGTCTAGCCTGATAAACAAATCCCTCGAATATGTCATCAACCATTTTGGGAACAATATCAATCTCACATCGGAAAAAATAGTTTGGTATGTTACCAACATAATTGTCCGCTTTTGCCAATGTTTCCTCGTCTGTGATATTTCTTTTCTCACAGGCTCGTCGCCAACTGAATGGTGTGATTTTGTCACTCTTAGATTCACTAAATCGCTTGCTCTTTTCTAACCAGATAGGCTCAGCAGCAGGTGTGCTTTTAATGTAGTCCCAAATTACCGATTCAGGTAAAATCCCATACAAAATTTTGCATGCTTGTGCATATAGACATTTTTGGGTGTTCATGACGAGCAAACTCTGGTCAGGCTTTCGGCTGAACGTCTTGTGTTCACCAATCTTGATAAATTTTTCGCCAGTTGACTTGTGTTTGTATTTGTATAACTCGTCAATTATGCCTTTGAAATATATGGTCTCATCTTTGTATTTGCCCAATGGTATTCTGAACTCTTGTTCAGTAACATGAGGCTGTGGGCAATCCTTGTAGATTTCCTGATAATCTTTGAAAATCTCAGACAAATCAAACACATAATTCTCACCCAGCTCCGCTTGAAACTGTGGGTTCAACTCATAATAGGTTCTGCCAATTTCCTGCTTTGCCTTTGCCAGTTCCTCGGGTCTATTCCTGAGTTCAAGCAGCTTGTGAAAGTCTGAGCCGAAAAACAATGGACGTTCAGGCTTTTTGACCTTGAGACATTCTATATACCCAAGATAATGCTTGTAAGGACAACTCAAATATGAACTTACACGGCTGTAGCTAATGTTCATTACAATCCTCCTTTCATAAGAGATTGAGTGCTAACAGTGAGACTTGAACTCACACGCTCTCGCAACAGATTTTGAGTCTGTCATGTCTGCCGATTCCATCATGTTAGCATATGGCTGCGGTGGCTGGATTCGAACCAGCAACACATAGAGTCAAAATCTATAGTCTGTACCATTCGACTACACCGCAGTATACCTTGCGGAGAACACAAGGTATTGTGTTTAGCTCTCCGCAAGCATATATTAAAAGGAATTCAAAATGACACTATCGTTGTTAATAGATTATTCAACTTCCTCAAAGTCATCGTCATCCCAGTCTTCGTCGTCATCATCATCGTCATCTTCTTCAAGCTCAGGCTCGGGAGCAGGCTTGGACTTTTTAGCAGGTGATTTCTTTGTGGGCTTCTTAACAGGCTTTTCTTCCTCCTCAATGTCCTCGTCTTCATCCAGGTCTTCCTCTGTCACCTCGGGTTCGGGCTTTGCCTTTTTCTTTGCCTTGGGCTTGCGTGTCGGAGGAACGAATGAGCCATCATCCTCGATGAGATAATTCGCAAATCTCTCAGCCTTGGGCTCAGGGTCAATCTGCTTACCCGTTTTACGGTCAAACACTGCCTCACCCTTGTTAGTGTCAAGTGTTACTGTAGCCTTGTCAGCTGCAATAACTTCCTTGACACCAATCTTCATGCCAGTGAATGCACACAGAATAACGGTGTTGCCCTTTTTCAGGGACTTGAGAAATGTTGTGTCTACTTTTGTTTTTGTTGCCATAATAATGACCTCCTGTAAATATTTGTATTTCGATTTCTTGCGGGGTTGCAACCGCCTGTGCCCGCATTACCAGAGGTCATTGACCTCTGTCGCTCTGCGTTTTGATTTATACTATCTTGTTATGATTGCTCTAGCAATAGCCTCTGCTGCTTTTGTCTTAATTCTCAAAGACTCATCAGGAAATTTTAATGTAATGTTCGTTGTCGTTCTTGAGAGTACCAATTTCTACAATTGTAGATTCTCTAGGGTCATTGCTTGAATAAGCAACTATGTACTCATCGAATCCCCAACCTGCTGAGAGAATAAACACCTTTTTAAATCCTGCAGCCTTGAGTTCTTTTTTCATTGCACAAAGTATTTTCTTGTTATAAACGATTGAGTTGTTCTCATAAGCCTCAAAA